CTTCCGCAATTGTTCGGCGGCTTCGGCGCGTTGGGCGGATCACTTGGACTTCTTGCGCCTCTCTTGGGAACGGTGGCGGCAATTGCGATTCCCATGGGGGCTGCTCTCCTTGCTAGTTCAGGAGAGGCGGCAAGCCTCGATGATGCAATGAAGGATCTAAACAAGACCCTTGGTGACATGGATCGTGTCGCTGATATCGCGGGTGCCAGCCTTGATGATCTTCAGGAGAAGTACGGGCAAAACGCCCTGGCTGTCCGAGAGCTATTTCAAGAGCTTGTGGCGGTTAACCAGCAGCAGGCTCTGAACACCGCCCAGAACGCAATAACTGCCGCTGGCGACGAACTTGCGGGTATAGAAGAGAATCTGCGGGGCTTTGCAGATGCGCGTCGAGAGCTATTACAGGCACAAGATCTTCAATCTGAAAGCGCATTTGCCGTTCTGCCGTCAGAGATACAGGCGCTTGAGGAGGAGATGCGGCTCGCCCTGAAATCTCTGCAAGAGGAATTCAATCTGACATCTGCGCAAGCTTTTCGCATTGTAGATGCTATGGACGCCATTGAGCAGGCGGACGGCCCTGAGGC